CACCAATATTTAATTGTTCTGTTAATGCTCTTAGTCTTGTCATTAACAAATCAATAGTTTTTCTTTCATCGTTAGTTTCAAGTCCACTAACAATAATTGAAATATGATCTATAAATAAATATTCTATATCTAATGCTTTAGCAAAATACTTTATCTTATTAATGATTGTATTTTCTTCTACTGATCCCCAATGGTCATACAAAAATACATTTCCATTACCTACTGTTTCTTTGTAAGCAGTTTCTAATTCTTCTTCAGAAACATTTTCTCTATCAATGTGAATAGGTTTGTTTAAGTGTAATCCAATTATACCCTCGCAAGTTCTTTTTAAACTTTCTTCAAGGGATATAATACCAACTCTTTTACCTGCTTTAATTAAATGGTAGGCAATTTCTTTTGTCATTAAACTTTTACCAATACCCGAACCACCACAAATAGTGACTATTTCTCTTTTTCTAATACCAAATAGTTTTCTGTTTAATCCCTCGTATGGATAAAATGCAGTAGCTTTTTCATCTTCTTTTTTAATCACTTCCCAAAGTTCTTCTCCTGCAACAACACCATCAGGTCTATAAGTCTTTGCTTCCCACATAGCTTTAATTACATCTGCACCTAAACCATTAACTAACATTTCATTAACATCTTTAAGTTCAAAACTTGCAATCTTAGCTTTACCTACTGTAAGAAGTTCTGCACATTTTTTAGCACACTCTTGACCTGCATCATCTTGGTCATAGAAAAATATTACTTGTTCATAGTTTTCTAAAAATTCTAATTGTCTTTTTAAAGATTTAACTGCACCATTTACTCCATTAGGAATACCAACAACAGGATACTTATGATTAAATAATTGACTTAAACTAATAGAATCTATTTCTCCCTCACATACGCATAAAATTTTACCTTTTCCACTCCATAGGTTTTGACCATAAAGAGTAGCTTCACTTATATTTCCTAAAGTTTTAAATTCTTTATTTTTAAATCTTAGCTTTTGAAATACAGGTTGTTTCTTTTTATTATAATATGTTGCTATTTGTACTTGTTCTTTATTAAGTTCTCCAACTTTGTAGTCCCACTTTTTACAACTTTCCAAAGTAAGTTTACGCTTAGACAAACTAATTTCTTTACCTTGTAATAACTCACTAAAATAATTAGTCTTAGATACATTATTATTATTTGTATTATCAGCATCAGAATTGCTAGTAGTATTACAGACGAAACAATGAGTGTGTCCATCAGAATACAAAGCCATTCCATCACTTGACGGGCAGGTCGTACAAGGTAGGTGTTTAATAAATTCTGAATCATTACTCATCAATACCTGCTGTTCTAGCTTTATTTAAACGATCATCTTCTATCTTTTTAATTTGTTCTTCTTTTTCAGCTACCTTTCTTTGAAGAACACCATTTAATTTTTTATGAGCTTCGTTAATATCTTCAAGGTTTCTAACGTGAGAATACAAAGCACGATTTTTTTCAATCATAGTAATTAGCTTTGTTTCTAATAGCTTTTCTCTTTTAGTTTTAACTTCTATTTGTTTTGTTAAATCTAAATCTCCACGATCATCAAATACTTTAGGTTTAAATTTTACCTCACTTTCAAAAGACATATCTGTACCGTGATCTTTTATATTATCGTAAGTTCTTTTATCTTTAGACATTGTTCCTCCCTATGTTGTTATCCAGTTATTCGGTATTATTTTGTCAGCAAATTTAAAACCGTGCTTGTTGCACCAATCTGCATAACTTGTTTTACTTCCTTTGTAGATTTTGTTTCTTGAATTACCAAAGACAAATCTAATATCTAGTTTTGGTAATTGTTCTTTAACCAATAAATGTTTTTTTCTATCTTCTCGTTTAAAGAAACCTTTAATTTCAATTAGTACCCCATTCTCCAATTCAATATCAGGAGTGTACTTATGTTTAGTAGAGGGCTTGAAGTAATCAATGACATACTTTTCGTATTTAAAATTAACCTTACGATTATTTAAATCATTAATAACTGCTTCTTCAAGCCCACTACGATACTTAGAAGTCCGCTGTTTCTTCCGAAACGGGTACTTCCTTTTTCCCACTAGGTACATTGGAAACTTTCTCCTCAGTAAAGCCATAGTCATAACTTGATGACTTTCCATTGGATTCAGTATTTGGTTTTTCAGAAACAACATCAATTAATTGGACTGCTTTCATTCTTAAAGTCACTCCAACTCCTTGTAAGTTATTTGCCCAAGAAACCATTTGAAAGGCGATCTTCATTTTACTTCCATTATAAACAGCTGTTGGCTCTGCTACTGTTTTATCTGAATTTAAAATCTTTGGTCTTTGTTCAAAGTCAGTTCCGTCTTTCTTCTTTACTTTATTGATGAGTTTAAATTTAAACTCTACGCCACCATCTTTCAGTGCTTTGTACTGAGTATGTGGTGCACGTTTTTCACTGTTTTCCTTTTCTTGACGAGATTTTAAAGTCTCCTCATATATCTTAATAAAAGGTGCAGCGTCTTTATCTGATAAAGTAAGATTTACTGAAAACTTACCTCGCTTTTCAAACTCTGTGTCAGGAGTAAATAAGTAATTATAATTACCCGTACCCACAGGTGTCGTATGTATCATTTTTTCATTTATCATTTGTGTTTTACCTCCAAGTGTGTCTCTAATGTTGTTATCCTTTGTGGGAATATCTCGTAAGCGAGACAATTTACTTACAAATACACCCAAATAATTGTCCTGTATCATCGTTCATTATGTGAGCATTGATAGGATAATCATAATAAGTTGTTAAGTGTAATCTTAATATATCGCAAAGGTCGAAACAATCAGCTTCACTTAACAATTCTATACCCTTAGTCATTTCTTTAGTGACTTCTACTAGATGATACAAACCATCATTTAATAATATTAAATCCATTTGATTCCCATTTTTTTACAAATCTTGCATATCTCTTGTGTGTCTCCACTCATAGTATTTTTCTTTTCTATTAGTAATTACATTTAAAGATTTAATGTCTTTCTTTTTAGGATAGATATAACCAAATACACCTTTATCAATTTCTTCAAATTTATAACCTGCACCAAGTTCTATTCTGTTTGCAGTTCTTAAATCTTCTTTATTAACTTCGTAAAGTTCTCCTTTAATACTGTACTGAGAGTTTTCTTTTCTTGTCACATAAGGAAACCAAAAACCTGTCATCATAAAACCTTTTGCTTTAGTAATATAATCTCCAATCTTTTTACTTTTCTTTAAAACATAATCTAGTGCGTAGCCTTGTTTAAGACTTCCATATACAAATAATTTCATTGTTTTTTCTTCTTTCTTTTTAGTAAGTTTATTTATTAACTTATGGTATTCGGCAATGTCCTTGTCGTTCATCATAATATATAATCATTAGTCTTGCTTTCGCAACTATTTAACTAAAAAAATAGCTGCTGTTTGCTATTTCATTAATGTCTAAATTTCCACGAGCAGGTGGAGGAGTTAAACGAGATTTATATTTTGTAGGCAGCTGGGCTTCCCAATCTTTGTATAGCACATCAAGATAATCGTCTTTAAATAAATCAATCGCAGCTTTACGAATAATTTTATTTAGTTGTTCTATTCTGTTTGGTGTAGTTCCAAAGCTATCGTGTACCATTAATAAATTTTCAATAGGAAGTTCATCGTTTTTACAATACAAAGCAACAGCTTGGTTCAAAGCACCGTCTAAACTATGAACAATGTTAGGAGACACTGATGAAGAATAACGCCTAGAATCTTTACGATTTATTTCTCGTCTATAAGTTGTATAAACTAACGATCCCGCAATCGCAGTCTTAACTCTAAAAGGTACATCATATCTATAATCCATTTCTACAGGAAATCCCATAGGTGTTTTCCATTTCATCTTTAGGTTTGCTTTTGCAAATAATTTGGCACAATCTTGAAACCACTTCATTAGTTGAGCTTCAAGGTCTATTTCTTCTTCCATCTTTTCCCAAACAATTTTAGCTAACCAACGACAATCACTAAACCCGTCATCTGCTAAAACTTTTTTATCGGGATCAAATTCAATTATCTTTTTATATTCATCAAAGATTTGTTGTCTAGCACCATAAGGTTTTAACGAGTAAACATAAGTCATTACATTACGCTTTACAATTTTTCTTGTAATACCAAATTGCAACCAACGATTTGCTTCGGGACTTCCCTCCCCAGCAAGAAGCTCAGCTTTAGCTTTTACTCGTTCTGCAACTGCACGGTATATGTCTTGTGGCACTTCACTAGGAAGTACGTTTACTTTTCTAGCTGTTTGTTCATCTCTCATTAGTATTGAAAGCACTTGTAATCCTGAACAAGTAGCGTCCATAGACACAGGTAAATTACATTCGTAATCTAAACCTTGAATCTTAGCTTGTTTTAAATGAAAGCAAGTTTTAAGAAATTCCATAGGTTTATCTGCATAGTTCCAACCTTTGTTATCCAGAGGTGCATCAGCATAACTAATAAACTCGTCTAACTTCTCGTCAGTAAATTTATAACGATTATCAAAAGAAATCTTATCATTACCCCAAGTATTAGCTGCGTGTACCCAGAGCCAATACTTACCTTTCTCGCCTAACCTCTCACTATTTGCAAAGCTAATAAGCGACTTAATCTTTTGATCCGTCTGGTAAGTCACCGTAGTTCCCATACAATATAATCTTCCTCGCTTATCTGCAAAGATTGCAAAGTATATTCTTTCAAATTCTAAATACTCCACAGCAAGTTCCATTGCTACTAGCGTGTTTAATACTTTAGACTTTCTCGCTATCTCGTCATTGTAAACCCTATTTAAATCACGTTTGTATTTTATACGAAGCTCTAGTATTTCATCAACTTTTGGGTCTCGGTAAATACCTTTAGGTTTTTTTCTAGCGTCTAATAAACTTTCTCTGTCAGGAAACTTACCTAACCTTAAGTTCTTGTCCCATATATCTTTAAAAATATTAAACATATCTTTATCAATTTTAAATGCAACAGATTGCAAATGGTTTACACTATCGTAGAAATCTTTTAGTTCTTTGTTATC